TCCATCACCACTGGGTCGAGAGTCGAGGTCAGTATATCCAACCCAGTGATCCACGTATTCAGTATTTCCAAGATAGCTGGCGCGGAGTTCGTCCTCTTGGGCACTTCTCTACAAGCTCAGAGGAATTGCTCAAAGGATCTTGCTCTTTGGCTCAGCCCAATTATACTTTACTGGAAGGTTCTGGGCACAAGCCCAGCAAGTTGCGGGCACACTCATATGGATGCTGGAATCAGGGATCTAATGATTGGGCACTTAGTCACCTGTCATGGACTGATCTTGAAGTTGAGGCTAAAGGTAAACAAGTTGCTTCACGTCAGCTTTGGGAGAGGGGAACAGCTATTGGACTCTTTTGACGCATATGAAATGCACCGTAATCGGATGCAAACCCATGCCAGACGTTCTCTTTTTCACATGGTTTGGATACTATTTGCCATAACGGTCATCTTTGTCCTGGTCCCCAAGCAGGGATACTGGTGGTTTACCTTTGTACCGTTTGGTATCATTGTCGCTAGTATGGTCTTTACTCATGGTAATCCCTTGCGATGGTGGAGTCCCTTCTTTGGAACTGAAGTCAAAGTCAATTTGGATCGGGTATCTCAGGAAGAGGCGATTCATGGCTTTGATACAGTGAGACCCAAAATTGAAAGCTGGCTCAAAGAAACGACTCCCACATATCAATATGTGATGATCAACCCCTATCGCTACAGATTTCTCAGGAAAAAACATGCCGTCATGTTCAAACTTGCCTGGGGATAATTCTCTCGATAGTGTGGTAATCACACTGAAGAGTGTTACCATCTTTTGGACTGATCTTGGACTTCCCAAGCTGTTAGACTCTTATCAAAGGGATAAGCTAGCCCTTTGGTGGGATGACGAGGTAGAACCCTGGCTAACCGTTGCTATCAAGAATCATTACAACCCTCATGAAACCGGGGTGTGGTTCTCAGATCCACACGATGCTGCGCTATTCCTGACTCGGTTCAACGGAACGTCAGTCATATGAGTGGGTTTTTACATCATGGACTTGATGTGTCCAGTCGTTCTTTTTGGCTTCTAAGTTTCGTTGGAACGCCTTCGGAAGTTGAAGACCTTGCCAGGTATTGCAGGACAATACCTGATGTTGTTGAAACCTATCGATCTTCCATCAAGCTTCGAACACGGGGAATGGAACAGTCAATACAGGTTGAAACACGAAATCCCAGCTCTGCCTCGATTCTAAAGCTTGCGTATCACAGGTAAATAGGGGATATCCACAGGAGGATTCCCCATGAACAAACTGATCTTTGAGACGCTTTTGGCAGAAGCCTCATTTAGAGTTGCTGAAAAGACCATCACTGGTATCAGCATCAACGAAGCCATTCAAGAAGTTTCAGCCGAAATGGAGTTGGACGCTCTGGAAACTTCCGAACTATCTACTAGAATGAAGAAGGCACCTAGGCCTAAATCCAAGCCGTTGCCGGTAGTCGAGGATGAACTCGAGGTCGAGGAACTGGAAGACAACGAAGACTCAGATTCCAATTGTCTGGTTTTTGACAATCCAGAAGATCTGGACACCGCAATTGGTGTATTGATGTATAAAGGTATCGCTTGGACCGACAAGAGTGATTGCAAGGTTTGTTTCGAATCTGCCGATGATGTGAAGAAAGCCAAGGAAGCTCTAAATCGTCGATGGGACTTTATTAACCAAGAGCCCAGAATTGTAGCCACATTGAACTTTGATAATCTTGCTGACTATTCCAAGATCCTAGAGTTCATGGCAAGCAAGAAGATGAGTGTGGTTTTGAGCCAAGCTGAACTTGAGCAGGATCTAGATCTACAATTCGAGGAATCCATGCAAAAGCACAAGGCGGACAAGAAAGAGGCCAAGGAAATGGGCCTACCCGCGCCTGAGACTCCCACTGAGCTCTCGAGCTTTAAAGCTCTACGTAAGGACACCCTAATAGACATTGGATCCTTGGATGCAGTCTCTGACTCTTCAGCAAGATCTCTTCATGTTGTAAAGCGTTGGAAATGAGTTGGTCAGCCACTCCTACATACCTAAAGAAGGCCGGTGAAATCGCAAAGTTTGCGAGGAAAATCGGCGGCTATGATGAGCTGATACGTCTTGAAAGGGAGCGAAGAGAAATCCAAAGCCAAGGCAGGGAGCCAATGGTGGTTCAAGACCCCCCAGGGCATTTACCGAGTCATTGCCAAACCAGAATAATGACAGGTCGGCACTAGGTTGTTCATAGTGAGCGAATAACGTTCATTATGGAGAACAATATGAGCAAGAATGTCCTAACCCCCGAAGATACCAAGAAGCTCAAGAGAGTCATTGACGAAGGCCTGAAGATCACTCAGGAAATTGATGACCTCAAGGGTGGCTTCAAGGACGTTGTCAAGGCAGTTGCTGATGAACTTCAGCTGAAGCCTGCTTCGATCAACAAGGCGATCAAGGCCGCTTACAAGGCTTCACTAGAAGCTGACAAGGACGCCATGAACGAAGTCGAGGAAATCCTCGCCGCAGTTGGCCGTGCCTAACATCATAGGGGAGGGCACAGCCCTCCCCTACTTGTGAGTAGATTATGAAAATCCTACAAGACGTTGTCAACCATTGGAAGAACGATTGGGTCAACAATCGTAGGATGTTTTGGTTTGAATCCGTGGGCACACTGCTCAGTATTCTCGCCACTGCCATAATGAGTTTTGGTGCGGCTATGCCACCAATGTTACTCTGCTATTCTTTATGGTTTATGGGTAGCTCTATGATCATGATTGGTGCGTATATGCGCCAAGCATCATGGATGTTTGTTCTTATGGCATTCAACACCGTCCTGAATATTGTGGGATTGAGTGTCTTGATGTTATTCTAATAGCTTAACCAGTAATTAAGGAGAATCCATGTCCTACGTCGATGCCATCTTGGACAAAGAAAAGGACGAGATTCTCATCGTAGAGCGCGTAAACGGTCAGAGAATTTTTAAGTCTATTCCTGCCAATTATGTCTTCTACTATGAAGATCCTCGAGGTGGCCGCTACAAGGATATGTGGGGCCGACCTGTTTCCAAGAGTAGTTTTACTTCCAACAAGGCTTTTCAGCGCGAGCTGAAAATGCAAGGTGGTCGAAAGATCTACGAAAGCGATATCAATCCAATCTTCCGCTGTTTGGAAGAAAACTATCTGGGCGTTGAATCCCCAGTTCTAAATATTGGATTTTTCGATATTGAGGTGGACTTTGATCCCCAGCGTGGCTTTGCGAGTCCATGGGACCCGTTCAGTGCCATCACGGCTATCTCAGTCCACCGCACCAGTGACGACACACTCTACACGGTATGTTTGAAGCCCAACTTGCCAGTGGTCGATAAAGATCACCTGACTTGGGAGGCTGCTGATGAAATCTGTAAGAGTCTACCCAATACAGTTCTGTGCAATGATGAGGTGGAACTTCTAACAATGTTCCTAGACTTGATCGAGGATTGTGATGTCCTCTCAGGCTGGAACAGCAAAGGTTTCGATATTCCCTACGTGGTGAATCGCATTGAGCGACTCATGGGTAAGGATTACACCAAGAAGATGTGCCTGTGGAATCAACGTCCCAAGCGCAAGAAGTATATCCAGTTCAAGAAGGAACAGGAAACCTACGAACTGGTTGGTCGTATCCACTTGGACTACTTGGAACTTTACAAGAAACATAATCCACAGGAACTTCACAGTTATCGACTTGACTATGTGGGTGAGATTGAAACTGGTGAGAACAAAATCGCCTACAGTGGAACCTTGGATAATCTCTACAAGCGCGACTTCCTGAAGTTTCTTGAATACAACCGCCAGGATACTGCGCTTCTACAGAAGATTGACCAGAAGAAGCGGTTCATTGAACTGGCAAACCAGATTGCTCACACGAATACGGTATTGCTACCCACTACCATGGGTTCAGTAGCACTGATTGAACAGTCGATCATCAATGAAGCCCACGCCCGTGGTCTTTGTGTCCCCAATCGCAAGCGGCCCAACTTTGAAGTCAACATGGATGAAGACGATGATGATTGGGATGAAGAGGACGATGGTCCTCGCCCATTCCGTGGTTCATCGGAAAAGAGACCAGTGGTTGGTGCTTATGTGGCTAAACCGAAGATTGGTATCCACAGTGAAATTGCATGTTGCGACATCAACTCCCTGTATCCAAGTGCTCTACGGGCCCTGAATATGGGACCAGAAACGCTGGTTGGTCAGATTCGTTTGGACCGAACTAATGCGTTGATTGATTCACGACTTGCTCAGGGTATTCCGGGTCCAGAATGTTGGGAAGGGCTTTTCTCTACTCTAGAGTATGACCTAGTCGCTTCCAAGTCTCAGGAAAAGATGGTCGTTGACTTTGAAGAAGGCAACTCAATCGAGGTTACTGGTGACCAACTCTATGAATACATCTTCCTACAAGGTAACCCATATTGCATCACAGCAAATGGAACGATCTTCCGAACTGACGTAGAAGCCATTATTCCGGGCCTGCTTGGAAAGTGGTATAGTCAGCGCAAGGAAATGCAATTCAAGGAAACGGTATTCTCCGAAGCTTCGGCTCAGGGCAAGGGGTTCAAGGTAAACTGGAGCAAGTTCTCGGAAGGACAAGTCTCGGGTCGAAACTCAGCCGAATTTGCAGACCTACCAGACTACATTCGATCTGGTGATTTGACTGCTATCAACTTCCTAGTGGCCGACAAGGCTATTCGGATTGAAGATGATCTGATCTTCATTGAACCTGCGTTTATCAAGGAAGCCAAGGTCCATGAGGTATTTTGGAATCAGAGACAGCAGGCGCGTAAGATCCTTCTGAACTCACTCTATGGCGCTCTGCTGAACGAGGGTTGTAGGTTCTATGATGCTCGAATTGGTCAGTCGGTTACTCTGAGTGGTCGTTCGATTACCAAGCACATGAGCAGCAAGACCAATGAAATCATCACTGGCGTCTATGACGTTCGCGGTGATGCGATCCTCTACAATGACACTGACTCTGTGTATTTCACCGCAGTTGATATGTTGAAGGCTGATCCAGAGATGAGAACTCTTCTCGATAGTCGGGATAGTATGGTTGAGCTCTATGATGGCATTGGTGCTGCGGTAAACGAAAGTTTTCCTCCCTTTATGGACATGGCATTCAACACCGGTCTTGAACGAGGAGCAATCATCAAGGCTGGTCGAGAACTAATTGCAAGTCGCGGTCTCTTCATTACCAAGAAGCGTTATGCTTTGTTGGTGTATGACAAGGACAACGTGCGATTGGACGTCAATGGAAAGCCTGGTAAGATCAAGGCAGTTGGTCTGGATCTGAAACGTGCTGATACGCCCAAGATGATGCAGGAGTTCTTGGAAGAAATCATCACAACACTGTTGGATGGTGGAACCAAGGAAACGATCATTCAGATGATCAAAGACTTCAGGGTCCAGTTTAGATCACTGGACGGCTGGCTCAAGGGAACTCCCAAGAAGGTCAACGGTATCACTGGATATACCAATCGTATGCAGGAAGGTGATAGCAAGGATCTAATGAAGAGCGGATCCAGAGAAAAAGTCATGGTCCCAGGACACGTTCGCGCCGCAATGAATTGGAACATCTTGAGAAACATGTATGGCGACCGATTCAGTATGGAAATCACCGATGGACAAAAGGTTATTGTTTGTAAACTCAAACCTAACCCATTGAAGATGACTAGCGTTGCGTATCCGTTCGATGAACCACATATTCCTTCCTGGTTTAAGGAACTTCCGTTTGATAATGAGCTCATGGAAGAGGCGATCATCGACAAGAAGGTTTCCAACCTAATTGGTGTGCTGAAGTGGGATTTGAGTTCTACTCGAGAAGATACCACTTTCAATGACCTATTCAGTTTTTAAGGATTGATAGATGAACAGAGTTGTTTTGATCAACCGAACCAAGTCTCCCACCAGAGAGGAACTGGTATCCAGTGAGCGCCGAACTGGGGAGATTTTGTTCGCTCAATTCCCAGAACTCAACTTTGCTGGATATGTGATTGTCGAGGGCCGTTTCAAGAAGGCCGCCAATTGGATCATCCCTAATGACAAGGTTGATGCCTTTCATGAGTTCGTCCGCACCATTGAATGCAAGGATTACGAAATCGCAGTTTACACCGACGGCAAGACGCCAACTGGTGGTCAATGCGAAGTGCGCGTGATCTAATCAATTTATTGATATAACACCAGGTTCTGTGTAAACTGGTTACATATAGAAAAAGGAATATCCCATATGCGTGAAACCATTCAGGATATTGTTCGTCATGCAATTGGCGTCAACAATATTGATACAATTAAGATTACAGGTAGCGATGAAAGCACCTTGATTGAAGCCATGGATAATGAGCGTACCGTCATTATCAAGGGCCAGCTTCATCAGCCTGAACCAGAACTCAAGGGCGAGTTTGGTATGAGCCACCTTGGTCTTCTCCAGGGTCTGGTCGGCTACGCTCTGTTCAAGACCGATGACGCCAAGATTGAAGTCAAGCGTCGTGAGCGCAATGGCAAGCTGACTCCTGAAGAGATTGCTTTCAAGTCAGCAGACGGCAAGAGCAGCGGTGCTTATCGTCTCATGGCATCGGACTTGATTCCTGAGCAGGCCAAGTTCCTGGGCACCACCTGGGACGTTGAAGTTGATCCTTCGGCCAGCAAGCTCAAGGAACTCCAGGCACTGGCCGGTTTGTATGGTCAGTTCGAGAACTTCTT